ATGAACGTAAAAAAGCTTGCTGAACAGGCGGGGTTTGAGTATTCAAGTCAATGGACATATTGGACAGCATACGAACAAGACCTTAAACATTTTGCCGAGCTAGTGCGCCAAGATGAGCGTGAAGCGTGTGCGAAGGCGTGTGAAAAGGTGCACGATGACTACTTCAATGATCGGAACAATGATGGGTATGATTGGCCTGATGGTCATGATTGTGCCGATGCAATCAGAGCAAGGGGAAACACATGAGCATCGAAGCAATGAAGCAAGCGTTGGAAGCGTTGAAAAGACTCAATGATATTGATGGTATGTATTCTTGGGTGGATACAGAGCAAGCCCTACGCCAAGCCATCGAGCAAGCAGAAAAGCAAGAGCCTGTTGCGTATATCGACCATGTAAGCGGCAAACCAAAATTTATCAATGGATATGTTGTGCAAACCGATTACGACATTCCGCTCTACACCGCACCACCACGCAAAGAATGGGTCTGGCTGACGGATGATGAAATCAAAAACATACTTGATTGTGGGCGTGAAGGATTGATTGACATTAAAAAAGCAGAGCAAATTCTTAAGGACAAGAACACATGAGCTTTAATGAGTTTTGGTCGAAATACCCTCGCAAAGTCGCTAAAAAGACCGCTATGCAATCGTTTGCAAAGCTGCCTATGGATGAGCAGGAATTAGCAATTGATGCGTTAGAAACGCATATTGAGTATTGGAAGCTAAAAGAGACAGCGACAGAATACATACCGCACCCAGCGACATGGCTCAATCAAGGGCGTTATTACGATGAGCTAGATATGCAGCCTAAACAACCTAAAAAACCTGCATTGCCTTGGTATTCAACAGAGCAATTGACGATGGATAAAGCGAGGGAATTGGGTATGACACCACGGCCTGGTGAAGATATGGGTCAATTTAGGTCTAGGATTGCTCAAAAAGTAGCGGAGGTTATGTGAATGAGTTGGCTCTTTTCGCAGGCGCTGGTGGAGGAATACTTGGGGGACACCTCCTTGGATGGCGAACAGTCTGCGCCGTTGAATGGGAACAATACCCAGCAAGCGTATTGTGTGCCCGACAAAATGACAAAATTCTCCCGCCTTTCCCGATTTGGGATGACGTACAAACCTTTGACGGAAGACCGTGGCGAGGGATTGTTGACGTTGTATCTGGAGGATTTCCGTGCCAAGACATTAGCGCAGCAGGACGAGGTGCAGGAATTGAAGGAGAACGATCAAGTATGTGGAAACACATGGCAAGGATCATTGGCGAGGTTAGACCCCGATACGTCTTTGTGGAGAACAGCCCAATGCTCACTATTAGAGGACTTGGAGTTGTCCTTGCAGACCTTTCCACGATGGGGTTTGATGCAAAATGGGGCGTTGTATCTGCTGCCGATATTGGTGCAAACCATCAGCGTGAAAGAATTTGGATCAGAGCCAAACAACGAAACTTTTTTTCACACGCCGAACACAACGGGAATGGATGGGGGCAGCAACAGTCGGAAAGCATTAAAAAAGAGAATGTGGCTAACTCCCAGAGTATTGGAAGTAGACGAAACACCGGAAAATTTCAGACGCAGAATGAACAGCAAAAGACCAAACGACAGAAAGGAAGGGTTTGGCAGTCTGACAATGCAGGTCAAAGCATTGGAGAAATGGCCAACACCTTTGAGTACGGAACACAAAGCCAATCGTCAAGCAAGGGAAAACCATCAAAACGGATTGACACAAGCGGTATTGGCAACGGAAAGTGGTGGACAACTGAACCCAACGTGGGTCGAGTGGTTAATGGGATGGCCGCCAGGGTGGACAGACTTAAAGCCATTGGAAATGGACAAGTCCCTTTATGTGCAGCAACAGCTTGGGAACTCTTAAAATGAAAGACCAACACGATGCAATCAACTTTATTTACACCACAGCGCCGGAGTACGGGAAGGCAAAAGGACGAGTTGCGGAGCTTGAGGCGTATAAACACAGTTTGAAAGCTATTCTGATGAGCCGCTCATCGGAAATTACTATCGGAGGGCAAGAAAAATCAGCATATGCAAGCGAAGAATATCAAAATCTGTGCAAAGCTATAGGCGAGGCCACGGAAGCGGCTGAAACGCTTAAATGGCGGCTTGAATCTGCGAGGATGCGCTTTGAGTCGTGGAGAAGCGAACAAGCAAATAACCGTAACCTTGAAAGGATGACCAAATGATTGATTACAGCTCAACCCTGATTAAATTGATGGCGGCTGTTAAGATTTACCGCCAGTTGATCCTAAAAGCTAAGTTTGAAGAAGCCGCTGACGTTGCGGTAGATATGCAGCTTTTGACAAACGAGTTACAGCAATGGACTGAAGAACAATGTACAGAAATTTAAAACTATTAGAAGTTTGCCGCCAGTTGCCTTGTCAGATTTGCCAAATTGAAGACGGTACGGTTGTTGCAGCGCATAGTAATCAATTGCTTGACGGTAAAGGCAAAGGCATAAAAGCGCACGATTACCGCATTGCAGCATTGTGTTTTAACTGCCACATGGATATAGACCAAGGCAACAAATTTTCAAAAGAGCAACGCCGAGAGTTTTGGGAAATGGCGCACAGAAATACAATTGGAGAGCTTTTTGAAAGAGGCTTAGTCAAATGCTAATGACCTTGCAATTACCGCTCCCACCTTCTGTAAACAGCTACTGGAACAATTTTAGGGGGCGCACAATCCTGAGCAAGCAAGGTCGAGACTACAAACTAGCTGTTCAGGAATACATTGCAGCAAACGACATCCCAAAGCTGGGCGCACAGCGTTTAATGGCGATGATTACGATATTCCCACGGGACAGACGCAAAATTGACTTGGATAACCGCCTAAAAGCGTTATTTGACAGCCTACAGGACGCAGGCGTATTTGAGGATGACGAGCAATTTGATAGCATAAGCATCAAAAGAGGTGTTATAAAAAGTGGTGGTGGATGTACAATTGTGATAGCCACTTTAGAAAACGAGGCGTAAATGGACTATCCAGCCGTATTCGTATCGACGCTACTACATAGCGCAACCAATGCTCATTTTATGCACTTTCAAACTGAAAACTACGCAGAGCATAAGGCGTTGCAAAAATACTATGAAACCATCCCAAACTTGGTTGATGACTTCACAGAAGCGTATCAAGGTAAGTACGACAAGATAAAAACCTATCCGGATGAGTTTCATTTGGCTAAAACGCCACAGAAATACCTCAAAAGTCTGTGTGATTTTGTTGAAGAAATCCGCAAAGAATTGCCAAAAGACACGCCATTACAGAATATTATTGACGAAATTGCTCAATTGATTGACTCAACGCTGTACAAACTACGCTTTCTCAAATAGGTGGCATGATGGACGGATTACCTGAAAACCCAGATGCACAGCGCCTAGCAGATATGCTGCGTCAACAGCAATTGCAGAAAATGATGCAGCGATTCCAAGTGAATACGCCTGTTGACCAAGTGCCGATTGGCATGGAAAATCAACAACCACCAATGCAAAACAACATGGGTTCACCTGTACAAGTAGCTGGCGGTCAAATGCCTGACATTCCTGTACCGCAAGGCGTTCCCCAAGGTTTTTTAAACCCACAGCAGACATTCCAGCGGGGAATAAACATGACCCCAATGCAAGTTAATGGAAGTATGCCAATGGGTGAGGGAAGGCTGCACGGGAACGTGATGGGGTCAAATGTCGCAGCGCCGGGCTACAACCGCACAAGCCTAAATCAAGTTGGAATGGGTTATAGCGCACCAGTTGGGGGCGGTACATTATCAGCTAATGTAAACGTGCCAACACAAGGTAAAAATTACGGTGCTATGTTGCGATACAACAAATCTTATTGACAGGTGTAGGATGGCTGACCCAAAGCAATTAGCGTCTTTATTGAGCGAAGAAGAAGAATTACGCAGATTTAACGCAATGCAAGGCGATCAGCCGTGGTACTCAAAAGCGTTGCCAATGGAAGGCAGAGCTACATTTCTTCCATTCCGTGACACGATGGAAGGTTCGGTATTTAACAAACGAGAAGTAGCGTTGCCCGGCATTCTTGCAGGTGCGCTAAATGCGTTTACTTCACCAGCACGAGCGCTAACAGGTTCAGACCCTACGTTTAAGCCGGGCGAAGAAGCCGCAAACATGGCGCTAAACACTTTTGGTGGTGGTATTGCAACTGGCAAAGCGTTGACCAATCCAACAGGTATGGGTGGCAAAGACTTAGCGTTAAACGTCTACCACGGCACACCACACGAGATTAAAGGCGGGTTTGACATTAGCAAAGTAGGAACAGGCGAAGGCGCACAGGCTTACGGGCATGGTATGTACTTTGCTGAGGCTAGAGGTACTGGCGAAAAGTATGCAAGGGATTTAGCTAATCGTGATATTGCAAACCAAGGTAGGCTAAATGCTCATGCAAATGCCCAGCGTCTTGCTAATTTAGCTGGTGACGCAAAATATGCTGCTGACGATGTTAGGTTTGTTTTAGAGTCACAACCAGACCATCCTCAAAAGAAATTGCTTTCCGATACATTAAAAATGCTTGAGTCAGGTGATTATTCTAAGCCGCTCACTAATGCTGGCAATCTATATAAAGTAGATATACCAGACGAAATGATCCCAAAAATGATTAATTGGGATAAGCCTTTTAGTGAGCAACCTGCAAGTGTTCAAGCAGCGTTTAATAAATTTGATCCAATAGCTGCAAAAGATAAAGACAGAAATACCATGTATATGCAAAGATGGTTTAGAGACCCATCAACAGCAAAAGAATTGCAAGAGTTGGGATTTACAGGATTTCAGTATCTTGATGAAGGCAGTAGAGGTACTGGAAAAGGCACAAGCAATTTTGTAGTGTTTGACCCATCGACTGTAAAAATACTAGAAAAGAACGATATTCCTGTCAGTAGAAAAGAACTATTACGCCAAGAATTTGATAAGCTGGATAAATGACATATAATTAACCTATCTTAAACTCTAAGACAATTGAGTATGGATATGGCAGAAACTACTGTAGTTAAAACTAGAAAGAAGGCAGGCGGTCGTGTCGCAGGTACGCCTAATAAGTCAACAGCGAAGGCTAGAGAAGCGATTGCGGCGTTCGTTGATGGTAATGCACACCAATTGCAAACGTGGCTAGAACAGATTGCTATGGACGATAAGTACGGGCCGAAGACAGCGTTTGATTGTTTCATGGCTGTAGCTGAGTACCACGTCCCTAAGCTCGCAAGACAAGAACACGTTGGCGCAGATAACGGCCCTATCGAACTGGTGGTCAAGTGGCAAGACGAGAAGTAGTCTTACCGTATAGCCCTCGTAAAGCGTTCAGACCGTTTCACTCACGCACAGAGCGATGGGCTTGCTTAGTTGCTCATAGACGAGCTGGCAAGACTGTCGCTGCAATCAACGACATTGTTCGTGCTGCGTTGATGAGCAAAGACGATTACCCGCTTTATGCGTACATAGCGCCTTATCGCTCACAGGCTAAGTCTGTCGCATGGGACTATCTCAAACACTTTGCAGAACCTGTGCTTAAAAGCTCAAATGAGGCTGAATTGACAGTCGAGCTAGTGACAGGTGCAAAGATACGTTTATTCGGTGCTGACAACGCAGACGCTATGCGAGGATTAGGCTTCTCAGGCGTGTTTATGGACGAGTACGGTGACTTTAGACCTAGCGTCTGGGGTAACGTCATCCGTCCTACTTTGAGCGACAAGCAGGGCTGGGCCGTGTTCGCAGGGACACCCAAGGGCAAAAATCAGTTTTGGCAGATATATGACCAAGCGTCTAAAAGCGATGGCGAATGGTTTTGCCTAAAGCTCACAGCGTCAGAATCAGGGTTGTTGCCTCAGACTGAGCTAAATGCTGCAAGAGCGCAAATCTCTGAAGATCAGTATCTCCAAGAGTACGAATGCTCATTTGAAGCCAGCATCCTAGGCGCTTACTACGGCACAGACCTGCGACAAGCTGAAGACGATGGGCGCATTACTAACGTGCCTTATGACCCGCACCTGCCAGTTCACACAGCCTGGGACTTAGGATACCGTGATGACACCGCAATTTGGTGGTATCAAGTTGTTAGAAATGAAATACATTTAATCGACTTTTTTGCTATTTCCGGTGCTAATATTGATGAAATTGCGAAAATAATCAAAGAAAAGCCCTATAAATACGGAAAACATCAACTTCCGCATGATGCAAGAGCTAAAACTCTAGCAGCGCAGGGCAAGTCGGTTATTGAACAATTGGCTGAACATCTCGGTATAAACAACATGGCAATCGTGCCAGACTTGGGCGTACAAGATGGGATTCAAGCAGTACGGCAATGCCTTCCGATGTGTTGGTTCGACAAAACTAAATGCTCGGATGGACTTGAAGCTCTGAGACAGTACCAGCGGGAATACGACGAAGACAAGAAGGCGTTTAGGGCTAGTCCAAGGCATGACTGGACTTCACACCCGTCAGACGCTTTTAGGATGATGGCAGTCGCTTGGAGGTTAGAACCTAAAGTGAAGCCACCAGACGTTGTGAAACCGTTGATAGTTGGCCCAGAGAACACGGTCACTTTGAACGATATGTGGGCAACTTACCAACCTCCAAGGGGTAGCAGGATATGAGCGGAATTCAACGTGGTTATGGATACCAATACGAAACAGTCGCAGCTAGTCAGACAGCACAAGTGCTTGGCGGCTCAGGCGCAGCAGGCGATTACCTGCACCGTCTAATCGTCACCGTCAACACAGCATTGACTTCAACAGTCACGCTTACTGATGGCGTTACATCAATACCAATCGTGCCAGCAGCGGTAGGCAGCGGCGTTGGCGTGTTGAGCATTGAGCTGAACATGGCTTCTTTGACCTCTGGTTGGAAAGTCACCACAGGCGCAGGCGTTACAGTAGTGGCGGTTGGTCAATTTAGCTAAGAGGTTCTAAATGGAAGCTCTAACAGGCGTTCAGAAGTATCTGAACATCATTGCTCAATACGACAATGAGTTCAAGAAGTGGGAAGCTCGCACACAGAAGATAGTTAAACGCTATCGTGATGACAACCGCAACCAAAACACGAACGAAACAGCAAAGTTCAACATTCTGTGGTCTAACGTACAGACGCTGATTCCTGCTGTTTACGCTCGTTTGCCAAAGGCTGCGGTATCTCGTCGCTTTGGTGACAATGACCCAGTGGGGCGTGTTGCTTCGCAGCTTATTGAACGCTCGTTAGACTTCGAGATTGAGCATTATTCAGACTTTCGTAGCGCAATGCGTCACGCTGTTGAGGATAGATTCCTCGGTGGGCGTGGTGTTGCATGGGTACGGTACGAACCGCACGTTGTGGCGCAGGATATGCCCGACGATGGCTATCAAATTACTGAAGACGTAGACAAAGAAACGGGTACAGGTAATGAGGGCAATGTCAGTACGCTCGATGGCAGCGCTGGCATGGAAGCCGAACCACAAGAGGAAATCGAATACGAGTGCGCTCCTACTGATTACGTCCATTGGAAAGACTTTGGACACTCAATTGCTCGCACATGGGAAGAAGTAACCCAAGTCTGGCGCTGGGTGTACATGACTCGTGAGGCGCTGATTGAGCGATTTGGCGAGGAAGTGGGCAACAAGATACCGCTGGATGCAGGGCCAGAGACCAACAAACAGTACGGTCAAAACAACCGTGACTTCACACGAGCAAAAATCTGCGAATTGTGGGACTTGGAGACGGAAAAGGTCTACTGGTTAAGCAAAAACGTAGGTCAAATCATTGACGAACGTGATGACCCACTAGGATTAGAGGGATTCTTCCCTTGCGCCAAGCCACTGTACGCAACAATGACAAGCGATACGCTTATTCCTGTTGCTGACTTTGTGTTGTATCAAGACCAGGCGCAAGAGCTAGACATTTTGACAGACAGGATTGACGGTCTAGTCAAAGCGTTGCGTATTCGTGGCGTGTATGACGCATCACAACCAGCTTTGCAGCGTCTGCTTACTGAAGGTGACAACAATACGTTGATCCCTGTGGATAAGTGGATGGGCTTTAGCGAGAAAGGCGGTCTAAAAGGCTCAATTGACATTCTTCCAATTGACCAGATTGCAGGCGCATTGATTCAATGTTATCGGGCACGAGACGAGATCAAAGGGCAAATCTATGAAATCACGGGTATTTCAGACATTGTTCGTGGTCAAACTGCGGCAAGCGAAACAGCGACAGCCCAGCAAATCAAAGGACAGTACGCAGGTCTACGACTTCGCTCCATGCAGGAAGACGTTGCACTTTTCGCCTCAGAGTTGATCCGTCTCAAAGCGCAGATTATCTGTTCTAAGTTCCAACCACAGACAATCGTCCAGTACGCTGCTGCGGAACAGATGAGCGATGCTGACAAACAGCTCGTTCCTCAAGCGCTGATGCTGATTAAAGACAAAGTGTTGCGTAACTTCAGGATTGAAGTCGCAGCAGACAGTCTTGTGCAGATTGACGAGAATCAGAACAAGCGTGACAGGGTTGAATTCCTGCAAGCAATGGGTGGCTTCTTGTCGCAGGCGTTGCCAATGGGTCAACAAGCACCTGAGCTTGTGCCTATGCTTGTGGATATGGTCAAGTTTGGTATGTCTGCATACAAGCAGGCAGAACCGATTGAGGGCACGATAGATCAAGCGCTTGAGCAAATGAAACAGAAGCAAGCAATGGCAGCACAACAGCCGCCACAGCCTGATCCTGAGATGGTCAAGATGCAACTTGAGCAACAGCGTGAGCAAGCTAGAACTGAGGCTGATATGCAAATCGAGCAAATCAAGATGCAAAGCGATGCTACGCTTGAGAAGCAGAAACAGGACTTTGAAGCATGGAAAGTTCAGTTTGAGGCGCAGAACAAAATCAACTTGGCTAGGATTGCGGCAAACCCTGGCGTTGATGTGCCATTGCTTGAAGCTCAAGAGCTACAGTCTAAGCAAATGGTTCAACAGCTCGCTGGTAGCTTGAACGATGCGCTTAACAAGATGGCTGAATTGCATCAAAATATGCTTCAGATGCAGGCGCAGACAATTAGCCAGATTGAAGGTGTAAAGAACGCAGCAGCAGCACCTAAACGTGTCATTCGTGGCGCAGACGGTAAGGTTGTTGGTGTTGAGGTTGTGCAATGACGCTCTATTACTCAAACGCTACACGACACGCTCAAAATGAGGGGTTAATCACCTATGCTGGAACGAATTCGCAATTCAATCTCTACAGCGGTACACAACCTGCAAATGCAAATACAGCGATTACTACGCAGGTACTTCTCGTAAGTATGCCGATTGCAGGCGTGTTTGGTACTGACACGGATGGGACGCTAACACTAGGGGCGGTAACGCAGACAAACGCATCAGCATCAGGCACTGCGAGCTTCTTTCGCATATTTAAGTCTGATGGCACGACTGTCGTAATGGACGGTTCTGTAGGTGTGTCTAGCGCAGATTTAATATTAAACACTGTTGACATTGCTGCTGGTCAAAGCGTCGATATCACAGCAGGAACGATTATTCGAGGCAACTCATGACAGTTACCGTAAAGCACCCATTTGTAAGCACAGTTCCTGATTCTGCGGACACGAGCTTAGTTCGTCCTAGCAACTGGAACGCTGACCACACTATCGTTGGTCTTGGCACAGCAGCAGAGCTAAACGCAGGTGTTGCAAACGGTGTTGCTACGCTTGACGGTGGCGGCACAGTACCGCTTAGTCAGATTCCCGCCTCGATTCAAGGCACATTGAGCTATCAAGGCACATGGAACGCATCAACCAACACGCCTACCCTAGCTTCTGGTGTCGGCACAAAAGGCTATTACTACGTTGTGAGCGTTGCTGGTTCTACCAACTTAGACGGGATCACTGACTGGAACGTAGGTGACATGGCTGTCTATAGCGGCACAGCTTGGCAGCAGATTGACAACACAGATGCTGTCACATCGGTAAACGGCTACACAGGCACAGTTGTATTAAACGCTACTGATGTTGGCGCTTTTCCAGCTACATCTACAACTGGCACAGGCAATGTCGTATTAGCAACTGGCGCAACACAATCTAGCCCAACTATTAGTGATTACGAACAATTTACACCTACGTCAGCGCCTAGCTATGCTGAAGGAAAAGTTTGGTACGACAGCACAGCAAAAGCGTTAGCGTACTTTAATGATTCTTCAGCTTTGCAAGTGCACGTTGGGCACGATTTAATTTTAAAAGTAATTAACAATACTGGCTCGTCAATTGCGAACGGCTCGCCTGTATACATTACAAGCACATCAAGCGGTCAAACTTACCCAAACATTGCATTAGCGAAAGCAGATGTAGCGGCTACCGCTTCAGTCATTGGATTGACAGACGGTGCTATTGCTAACGGTGCGATAGGCTATGTAACAAGCCAAGGTGTCATTGATAACGTAAATACAGGCTCATTTACAGTTGGGCAAGTGCTATACCTTAGCCCGTATTCCGCTGGTCAGTTAATGAACACTCTCCCCCCAACGGGGATAACGGTTCAAGTTGGCGTGGTAACTTTTGTTAACAGCTCAACTGGCAAAATCTATGTAAAACAAACTACGCCTTTGTCTGTTCCTGCTGGAATCATTAGTGGTCAAGTCGCTATTGCAAATGGTGGCACTGGCGCATCAACAGCAGCAACAGCTTTGTCAAACTTAGGCGCATACCCTGCGTCAAACCCTGCTGGGTACGGGACGGGCACAGTCACATCAGTCACAGGCACAGCGCCCGTTGCATCGTCAGGCGGCACAACTCCTGCAATCTCAATGGCTGCGGCTACTGGCTCAGTCGATGGATACCTGACAAGCACAGATTGGACTACGTTTAATAGCAAACAAGCAGCGTTTGGTTCACAAACTGCAAACTATGTATATGCAGCTCCAAACGGTTCTTCAGGCTCACCAACATTTAGAGCTATTGTTGCGGCTGATATTCCTACGCTAAACCAAAACACGACAGGCACAGCGGCAAACGTCTCAGGCACTGTCGCAGCGGCTAACGGTGGAACAGGTTTAACTTCTGTAGGAACGGCTGGTTACGTCCTTACATCAAACGGTACGGCATGGGTTAGCGCAGCGCCTGTAAGCAGCAACATCACGGCGCAAGGCTTGTTTGAGAACGCCAACACAATCTCTGCAAACTACACAATCGGCACGAATAACAACGCTGTGAGTGCAGGGCCAATCACCGTAGCGTCAGGTGTCACAGTCACAGTCCCATCAGGTAGCGTCTGGACTATCGTATGACAGCAGCTTTTCAGACAAATGCGTTTCAGCCTGATGCTTTTCAGGTCTTGGTCGTTACTGGCGTACTAAGCGCCACAGATCAAAACGACACAGGCGCATTTACAGGCACAGTCGGTGGGGTTGTGCCAGTCATCGAAATTGATATGCACGATGGCGATAAGAAACGCAAAGAGCAACGAGAGAAAGAAGCAGCAAAAGCTAAAAAACGCAGGGATGAAGTCGTTGCGCTATTTGAGCATTTGGTCGAGGGTAAACCCCTAGTCGCTGAAGAAATAGCCGCACCCTTCATTAAGGAAGCTACAATAAGCGAACTAAAGTCGATAGATTTTATCAATACTGTTGACTTTGATGCGTTGATGGCTGACTTAGCAAGAGTTCAGCAAATCTATGACGCTTACATTGAGATGGACGATGAGGAGGTTCTCGCTCTGCTATGAGAAAGACTTACGTTTACGTTGATGGCAAGTTGGTCGAGAAAGGCTCAGACGAACACTTGGACAAGTTGTACGGCCCTTTCGTGATGCCTGACATTCAGCCGTATAAATCAATGATTGATGGCTCAATGATTACAAGCCGCTCAAGACACCGTGAACATCTGCAAGCACATGGCTGCATTGAGGTGGGCAACGAGAAGATGGAAACCAAATATACGCCCCCGAACCCTGAAAGCAGACGGGAAGTGCTGCGCCAACAGCTTGGCAACATGACGCACAAAGAAGCACAACAGATTTTGACTCAAATACGCAGAAAATTTACTTGAGGGAGTATTTATGAGCGATGAACAGCTAGACCGAAAAGAACTATTGATGCAGCAATTTGATGCTGCTGAAGACGCACAACCTGTAGTGGACATTGCACCTTCTGCGCCTGCTGAACCTGCGCCAGAACCACCAGTTTGGGAGCGTCCACCTGCATCGTGGAAGAAGGATTATCACGAAGTTTGGCAAACGGCTGACCCAAAGCTCAAAGAATACGCTTGGCAACGTGAAGAAGAAATGAAGAAAGGGGTTGAACCCTTGCTTTCTAAGGCTCAATTTGCTGACCAGATTCAACAAGCGATTGAACCGTATCAAAACAACCTGCGAACGCTAGGAATTGAACCACCGCAAGCAATTAAAGCGCTTATGGATGCAGACAATGTTCTGCGTCACGGAACACCGCAACAGAAAGCGCAAATGTTTGCTACTCTTTCTCAGCAATATGGTGTAAATTTAGGGGAAATCGGCACGTTGCAACAACAACCTGTTGATCCCACTGTGTCAATGCTTCAAAACGAGCTTTATAGCGTTAAAAATGAAGTAATGACATGGAAACAGCAGCAAGAAGCAGCACAAAACCAAGCTCTTTTAGGCGAAATTAACAGTTTTGCAGAAAAAGCTGAGTTTTTTGAGGATGCCCGTCCAACAATGATCCAGCTCCTGAACTCAGGAATGGCGCAGAACTTGGAAGACGCATACAACAAAGCATTACGCCTAGACGAAACATTGTCTGGCAAGCTACAGCAAAGCCTACAAGCCAAAGCTGAAGCGGCTAAACGAGAATCGGCTAACAAAGCAGCGAAATCTGCTCGGGCGGCAGCGGTCAGCGTTAAAAGCTCTACACCCGGAGTGAACACGGCTACCAAAGCGCAAGATAGACGTTCTTTATTGGCTGAACAAATAGACAGCCTTAACGAACGCTTTTGATAACCTAATCGGAGATTATTATGGCATTTGCCAATAGCTCGATCAGCGACATCATTGCGACTAACATTCAAAGCCGCACCGGTGAGCTTGCTGACAACGTAACAAACAACAACGCTTTACTGCGCCGCCTCAAAGAGCGTGGCAACGTGAAGACTTTCTCTGGCGGTAACGTAATTTTGCAAGAAATTATGTACACCGACAGCGCAACCGACAACACCAACTCGTACTCCGGCTACGAAGTGCTGAACGTATCGCAGAACAGCCCAATTTCGGCTGCTCAGTTCTCGATTACTCAGTACGCTGCTGCTGTGTCGATTTCTGGTCTGGAAATGATTCAGAACAGCGGCAAAGAAGCAATCATCGACTTGCTCGATGGTCGTATGCAAGTTGCTGAAGCACAGTTGGCTAACCGTATCTCGCAGGATATTTATCTTGACGGTACTGGTAACAGCGGTAAGAACATCACTGGTCTAGCAGCAGCCGTTCCTGATGCTCCTTCGTCTGGTACTTACGGTGGAATTAACCGTGCTACTTGGTCGTTCTGGCGCTCGGTTGCTTACTCTGGCGTGAGCGATGGTGGTGCAGCAGTTTCATCGTCAAACATTCAGAAGTACATGGACAGCGTTGCAGTTCAGTTGATTCGTGGAACAGACAAGCCTGACTTGATCGTTTGCGACAACAACTACTACAGCCTGTACCTCCAGTCGCTGCAATCAATTCAGCGTATTACTGACGGTGGCAACAGCAACGTCGGTGCTGGTTTTGCAAGCCTGAAGTACTACGGTGCTGGTATGGCTTCTGACGTTGTGCTTGACGGTGGTATCGGTAACGATGCAACTGCCAACCATATGTGGTTCTTGAACACCAAATATTTGATGTTCCGTCCACACGTTGATCGCAACTTCGTGCCAATCGGCGGCGAGCGCCAAGCTGTTAACCAAGACGCAATTGTGAAGCTCATCGGCTGGGCCGGTAACCTCACATCGTCTGGCCCACAGTTCTGCGGCGTTTTGATCGCTTAATTAAGAGGAAACTATCATGGCTTATTCAGTCTCGCCAGTCATCGGTGCTACGCTAACTAGCACCGTTACCACCAACACCAACAGCGCAGGTACGGCTGTTCCCACGAGCGGCCCTCTCGGTCTGCAAGTGTTTGGTTCGGATGGTCGTTTGTACGTTCTAGCTAAAGCTGGAGCAACAATTGCTGCATCTGATGCAGATTGCTCAGTTGATGCTTCAACCTTTGTAGCTACTGCTTCTGGTGGTTCGTACACCAGCCCAGCAGTTGCTCTGGCATCAGGCGATTACGCTTGGTTCAGCAAAGCATCGGTGTAATGTAGTATAGGGGGGTGGGGAAACCTTCCCCCCTTTTTAAATCTAACGGGAGAGGATTTTGGGACTAGATAGCGATATTCGTAATGCAGACTCGCAGTTGTTTGTTGAGTTTTATACGTTTGAACACCCTTCAACGGACGTAAAAAAGCCGTGGCAAGGCAAGCCTTTTGTTAGAATAGTTGTGCCAGGCGATAAGACGAACGTAGTTGAGCAACCTGTGCGTGAAAGTCATAAGCAGCGATTCCCTCGCCAATGGCTACACTATCAGATGCAAAACAACGATGCACACCTGATTGGCACACCGTTAAAAGATTGGTACGCAGCTCGCCCTGAAGATATTAATCAGATGCAGCTAGAAGAATTAAATATTGTGAAGTTTCAGACTGTTGAGCAAGTCGCTACAGCCTCAGATATGCAACTTCAGAAAGTAGGAATGGGCGCAGCAGGTTTGCGTGAGAAAGCTAGAAGCTTTTTGTTGAACAAAACAAGATCAGACGGTCAATCTGATATTGAAAACACCAAAAAAGAACTAGCAGAACTCAAAGAGCAGCTCGCAGCGTTGATGGCTAAAAAAGAAGTTGGTAGACCAAAGAAAGAGGAATAAATGTCCACAATGCTGCAATTAGTCACGCAAGTGACCAACGAGCTAGGTGTCTCGACTCCTGCGTCAGTAGCTGGTAACACCAATCAGGACGTTATCCAAATCCTAGCCTTGATGAACGCATCAGGCTACGAGCTACTAAAGAAAGGCGATTGGCGCAGGCTTTCAAAGCAGCATTTGTTCACAACCTCATACACCAATACAACTGGTGATGTTGCTCTCAATACTTACACAATCACAAACATCCCAAGCACCGCTGGGCTTGATACAACTTATCAGGTCACAGGCAACGGGCTTGGGAACGCTACATACATCGTAAGCGTAGATTCAGCTACGCAAGTCACAGTCAACCAACCGTCAACAGGCAACTTTGTCGGCACTGACTTGTGTTTTATGAAAGTAAAGTATCCGCTTCCTGCTGACTACGATTCGACAATCCCTCGTACACATTGGGATAAGTCAAAGCATTGGGAGATGTTAGGCCCAACGGACGCACAGCAATGGGAATGGCTGCTTTCGGGGTATATCTCGACTGGCCCTCGCATTCGGTGGCGCTTGTTGGGTAACACGTTTCAGATTTGGCCCGGCGTCTCAACCAATGAGCTACTAGGCTA